GTTATTGACGGTTGGTGCTTAAAAACAAAAACCAATATAGGTGCATGTATGAAATTTACAAAAGTTTTTGTAGATAACAATAAATTTACAAATATATGGACTACCGATAATTCAGAGTCAGGGCATTTGATGGCGATATCGTCATCAATATTCACACATAATGTTTTTGAGGACAGTGTCGTGCCGAAAGGCAACATATATTTCAGTGGTAACAACAGTCTTTGTAATCATAATATTTTCAATAGTAGTGATATCGGTAATATTACACTGGCAGGTAATACAGCCAATAATGTATTTATTTCGTTAGATTTGAACGAGTGTATAGCAGTCAAATTGAGAAGTATCTGCAATGACAATACATTCTTTGGATTAAAGGTAAAAGAAGGTGACTGCGCTTTTGATTTGGGTGTAGAAGCAACATTCGCAAACAATTATATTAAAAATCTGTATATTATAACAACAGATAGTACAGAAGTTAAGGGATATAATATCCTTTATGCAAACAAGGCATTTTGTCGTGATAATGTGATTCTATTATCTGCGACAACAAACAAATTAGAAAATCTGTACGTTATCGAAGCTAACGCTTCGTCGGTTGTAACGGGCAATGTCACAAGTGCAAGCTCAATAGGTCAACTGGACGAAGGTTGTGTGGCTGAAGGTAATACGGTTGCGTGGAGTTAAGGGGGTCGAATATGTACAAATTTTATAGTAAAAACGGAACAGCACGATTCTATGAACGTGGCGTTGAAATTGACGGCACAGTGTACGGAATACATACCGACAGGGATATATTGCGTATAAAACGCAGGATTGTCAATGATAAATTCGCCGAAACTGACGGTGATTTTGATATGGACACAGAAATTGCAAAAATTAAGCATACAGACATCACATTTGAACAGCCTACGGCAGAACAGCTGTCACAGATACAGTCAAAAACATTTGACAGTATGTCGGATATGAAACAATATGTTCAGTCCATTATGAACGGTGAGCTGACACAAGACGAAATCAACGCAATGCTGATGTTACAGATTGCGGAACTGAAAGCAGGTGTTGACGGTGAATAAAGCGTTAATCAAGAAGTACTATCAAATGGGTATTTACAAAGAAAAACATTTAGATATATTCATCAAAGCGGGATATATCACAGAGAATGAGAAAAAAGAAATTATGGAGGGTTAAAAAATGGCTAATAAAATTCAATTTAGACGTGGACTGAGAAAGTTACTACCAACATTGTCGTTTGGTGAGCCGGCATACACAAGTGATACAAACGAGTTTTTTGTCGGCACAGGCAAAGGAAATGTAAATATGAACGGTAGCTTGTGGTATACAGGCACAGCTTTAAGCGGTACGTCCGAAAACATCAACTATACATATGCAGAATGTCCTCTTGTTAAAGTGGGTGATGTGTACCTTAATACCGATTATGGCTATATCTATCAGTCTACTACAGCAGGTAGCGGTGAAGACGTAAAGTGGCAATACAAAGGTACGATAAGAGGACCACAAGGCATACAAGGTGTTAAGGGCGACACAGGAGAACAAGGTCCGCAAGGCTTGAAAGGTGATACAGGCGTAAAGGGCGAAAAAGGCGATAAGGGTGAAAAAGGTGATACAGGTACATTGTCAAATGGCTCGGTACATACTGCTCATATAGCTGATGAGGCTGTTACAAAAGCAAAATTATCACAAGAAGTACAAGAAAAATTAGACGATACATCAAATAGCACTATGTTAGATAATTTCTCTTTACTTATACAAGGGTTAGTAAATTCAGGCGATATTGAACTTGTGAAAATATCACTTAGCGAAAATCCGAATTATCCAGGTAGTTTGATTAAACCGGAAACAGGATTGTACATAAATGAGCCGTTCCTTATAAAAAACGATACATCGGGCGAAACTGCCCAAGATTACTTGAGCTTGCAATACAATGATGAAACAAAATACATTTTATCACACAGATTAGCAAGGGGGCACAGTGCTATTTGTATTGTAACTAAGAAAGTTGTAACAGGTGCAGAATATGAAGATGGTACAATCAAAATTTTAATGGATTTTACCAATACAGAAAGAACAGCTATTTAAGGAGGAAACATAATGAACATTTGGGAAACAATCAATATATTTTGGGTTACATTGGCGTGTAACCTATTCATAAAAACTGTATTTGTTGCAGTTATGTTAGATACGGTTTTAGGGTTACTAAGGGCAATCAAAGAAAAAAAGTTCAACAGTTGCTTTGGCATAGACGGTGCAATACGAAAATTTGCAATGATTGTATCGGTTGTGGGTTTGGCTATTTTGGACAAGCTGATAGGCTTTAATATGCTACCGTTTGTGCCGGAAGAAGTGCTTAAATATATAGGCATTACGCAAGTGGGCATATGTGAGTTTTTCTGCTTGCTGTACATAATGTATGAAAGCATTTCGATACTGAAAAATATGTGCTTATGCGGTCTGCCAATACCGAGCAAATTGCGAAATGGTATCGAAAAGTGGCTTGATACAATGACATCAGAACTTGAGGGGAAGAAAGGGGAATAACTATGAATTTACAAGATACTGTTGCACTGATGAACAGTGCAGATTACAAGGAACGTTTCAAGGCAGAATATTATCAATTAGCCAATAGATTCAAAGGGTTAAAGAAAATGTTGGAGGAATGGGACAGGGGAAAACTAAAATTTTCCCCAACGTGTCCACGCAGTACATATAACATACAACTAAACGCAATGGCTGACTATTTGGCAATTTTAGAGGCGCGAGCAGTAATGGAAGATATTGAATTGAAAGAGGTGTAGGAAATATGCGAATAGGAATAAATTGCGGACACACTGTAAGCGGTACTGTCGGTTGTGGCGCGGTAGACTACATAGACGAAAGCGTAGAGGCACGAAACGTCGGATATGCACTTGAAGATTTATTAAAAAAAGCGGGACATACAGTGTATGACTGTACAAACGATTACGCACCGACAGTAAGTTCAAATTTAAAACAGATTGTCGATATGGCAAATTCACAGCCGCTTGACTTGTTTGTATCAATACACTTTAACAGTGGCGGTGGGCAAGGTACAGAGGTGTGGACTTACGGCGGCAAAAAGTTTGATGAGGCAACAAATACTTGCAAAGCGATAAGTGAATTGGGTTTTAAAAACAGAGGTATTAAAGACGGCTCTAAGCTGTATGTGGTACATCACAGTGACGCGAAAGCTATGCTTGTTGAAGTGTGTTTTGTAGATACAGAGGACGCAAATAAATACAAGAAAATCGGTGCGACAGAGTTTGCAAAGGCGATTTTTAAAGGAATTACAGGACAAGAAACAGTGAAAAATGAGGAGGATTTAACGATGACACAGTACGAGGAACTAACGAGGAAAATTAATGAGTTGGACAAGAAAAAGGCTGATAAATCAGAAATGATTTACGATTGCATTGACAGTAATATGCCAGAATGGGCTCATAAACCTGTACAGTGGTGTTTGGATAACGGTATTGTATCAGGCGCAGACGACGCGCACCTTAACCTAAACAATACAAAATTGTGGGTATGTGTTGTTGTATATCGTGCAGTTAAATTTGTTGCAGGACTTATGAAAATCAAGATTTGATAAGGAGTAAATGACTATGGGTTTGACAGATACAATAAGAAATAAGGTAAACAGCCTTTTTAATTTCGATTCACAACAACAGAGTAATCAATTAAAAAACAAAATTGATACATTGTACGGAAAGCAAAACACGACAACGGCACCGAACATAAATTCCTTTAATCCGTTCATCAGTAAAAGGGACGGACAGGTTATAAATAAAATGGCTGATTATAAGCCGATTGTGAACAGCAGTGCGACAAGCGATAAGGTTAGAGAATGGATAACACAAGCAACAGGTATTCAACCAACAAACACAATGTCAAATTCATCAAGTTCTACTCAAAATGAAAATAGTACCGCTCTTAGCAGTGGTACTATTAATTCAAACGGTGATGATAATGTTGGTTTTAACGGAAATCTTGACAGCTCGTCGCTTGGAAGTCTTGACGTAGCAACGCAACTTCCGAAACTGTCAACAGCACAAATAGCCGAAATCATTAAAAAGCACTTTAATCGCAGTTCAGTCATATCAACAAGTGACGCAGAGGGTATATACAATGCTCAAAAAACAACAGGTATGAGCGCTTTGGCAATACTCGGTATCGGTGCTTTGGAAAGCGGTTGGGGTACTTCAAACATAGCCAAGAAAACCAATAATATTTGGGGTTACGGTGCTACAAATGTTAATCCTGAGGGTAATGCTCATAGATACGGTCAGATGTCACAAGGCGCTACTCAATTTGCAACCGAATTTATGAAAACATACTACAATGGGTATGGTGCAAAGTCGATTAATTCAGCAGGTACAGGTAACAATCCGAAAGGAATGGGGTACGCATACACAGACGGCGGAGCAATAGATAGCAGTTGGGCGACACAGGTAAGTTCTATTATGGGACAGCTATACAACACAGCTAAGGGTGTAAGTGGTTCAAATACAAGTAATTCATCAGGTAATTCATCAAGAAGTTATCTAAACAGATTGAGTTATGCGAACAATTCAAACACTTCGTCAGGCGGTTCTTCCAAAGGACGACAGATTGTTGCGGCGGCAAAGCAGTATTTGGGAACACCGTATGTATACGGCGGTACTTCGTCAAGCGGTGTTGATTGTAGCGGTCTTGTACAACTCGCGGCGAAAGCAAGCGGTATTGATATACCACGAACAACATACGACCAAATAAATGTAGGGCAAGCCGTAAGCAAGAATAACTTGCAAGAGGGCGACCTTGTATTCTTTAAAGGTTCGGGAGGTAGTTCGTCAAGTCCTGGACACGTCGGAATTTACATAGGTAACGGACAGTACATACAAGCACCAAAGACAGGTGACGTCGTTAAAATCAGTAATTTATCAGGACGTAGCGACTATGTCGGTGCAAGAAGAATAGCATAAGGAGGTAAAACGAATGGCATATAATACGCAAGACGCCGTAAATACAATATTACGGCTAAAAGGTAATTGGCTTAATGCAAATGCAGAGGGCGATACAAAGAAAACGGCACAAATAGCAAACGAAGCACAAAACTATTACGGACAAATGCGTGAAAATGGCGACACAAAGCTTGCTGACACGCTTTATAACAGCGGATATGACGCGTCAAAGAAGTATGTTAATGACTACTTTGCACAGAGCGGTAAAAGTGCGATTAGACCATATTTTTACGGTTTAGGCTCAAAGTACGGTTTAAGTCAAAGCGATATAGATAATGCACTTCAATATAACGATACGACAGGTGAGGTTAGCTTAGGCGGTAAAAACATAGGCAAGCCGTCGGCAGTAGGTTCAAATGGGGTATCTTATTGGGATAACAGTACGCTTGATAATGCTTTTAAAAACTATGTTCAAGACACAGGCAAAAGTCAAACCACATCAAGCCTTGTAGGTCAACAGCAAAGTAATCTATTTGACCATTATAACGACTTGATGAAAACAAATACACAAGATTATAACGACTATATGAACTTGGTTAAAGCTAATCCTTTTTCTACCGATGAGGCAAAAGCAATACTTGGTAAATATAATCTATCAGCTATACAGGGAAGAAATAATCAGCTTGCTTTAGGTACAGCCTCAAACGGCGGTAATGTTGACAGTTACAGCGCCGCAAACGCAATGCGACAGCAAGCGGCGCTATACTCACAGGCACAACAGAATGTATTAGACGCGTATAATGCAAAGGTGCAAAACGCCTATAATTCAACGCAAAAAATTGAACAGGCACGAAAAATCCTATCCGATATGGGTGTTCAAATTGACAATGCGTTCAACAGAGACGAAACAGCAAAGAATAACGAAGTACAAAGAAATGAAACTGTACTTAACGGTAAAGTATCACGTGACGCAACAACAGCACAAGTTACAGGTCAAATTCCTAAGAGTATGCAATATTCTTCAAATCCATTCTTTGATGAAAACGGCAAACCGATAGAAGATATTGACTATAAAAAGGTAATCGAACAAGCTATCGCAAGAGGTGATACGCAGACAGCGCAAGCGGCAAGAGTAGCAAGAGGGGTAAAGATTTGGAACAACTACAGTAAATACGGTCAATATGACGATGGCGATTACGGTGTTCCGAATACACAAACAGAGGACGCAAGACAGTTTGACGCACAAATTAAAAACAGCACCGACCTTGCAAAAATGGGTTACGAACACGAAGAAAGAATGCCAGGTATTGAGGCTGATAACACAATTCGTGTTAATACGAATCAAGCCGATAATACAATTCGCGTTAATGACGCAAGCGCTAATAATGAAATGGCTGTTGCAAACAACCAATCACGTAATAACATAGCGGAGGCAAATAATAATTCTCGTAACAATATAGCAGAAGCAAATAACACCTCAAAAAATAATATTGCAGAAAATACAGCTAAATCAAACGACGCAATTAATGAATATAATCAAACGAGTGGTGCAGTAGGAGCAAATGGTAGTTCAACCGGTCAGGTGAGCGGTTTGGACAGTTCATTTTTGAAAGATTGGGTTAAACAGAATAATAAAAGGTCTCAAACGTCATCAGGCATGGATATACTTCAAAAAAATTCAGCCGGACAATATCAAGTAAATCCGAGCATTCCGAGCGGTCAAAAGAAAATGCTTATAGCCAACGTATTAAATGACACATCTATCGCACAAAACCACAAATTACCGTTATTAAAGTCTATAGGAATATCAGACGATGAAATATACGAAGTAACTCAACAGTAAAATAGGAGTATAGGTATGGGAAAAATAACATCATATAAGGATTTTAAAAATAATGTTCAATCAATTCGTGATGAATTGACAAAACAAGGGTACACACCGAGAAGTGTACCCTCTGAACAAAAAGAAGAAACAAAAAACACAAAGAAAATCGAAAAGGGCAAGGGTTTATTCAAAGAAACTGGCAAATCGAGTTTTAATGATATACCTAAAATTCAAGAACTACAAAACGAATATCAAAAAGCAAAAGATTGGGGATTTTACGATTACACAATAGACCAAATCAAAAAAGAGGAACTCCCAACAAAATTCGGCAATGTCAATATGAATAAGCGACCTCTTATACGTTGGAACGATGAATTAAAGAAGAAGTATGAAAATGAGTTGAAAAGTTGGGGGTATGACCCTGAAATCGGCGGTATTGATACAGTATTTGGCGGTTCTGATAAATTCGGAACGGATATAAATAACAGTGGTTGGAATGTGGCTTATACGCCTATTATGCCTGACGGAACTTTTTTGGATAAAGGTACTGTTGATAATTATATGAACTCTTTAGTGAAAGAGGCATATGAAAAAAACGGAAATGTTACAAATGAAGAATTAGAAACGCTTGATAAAAAAGGTATGCAAGTGGGCGACAAATATGTTCACGGCATTTTTGCAGGCGTTGACGGTGACGAAAAAGATTATCATAAGCCATACAGTGCAGAGGATAGAGGCAAGCTTATGCACTTTTCGGGCAAGTATGGTGCTATTAATATTGCCAAAAGAGGGACTGATAATTTAAAAACAAACCCGAACGAAGAACAATCAGATTCAGACGAAAAAGAAGAATATCTAAATCAACAAGTCGATATACCGATAACGGATAATAAGAGTATTTCGTTAAAATATCGAACAGTTAAGACAATAGATAATTTTCTTAAACGTAATAAAGAAAAAAATAAATATAAAAAAGCACAACAACTTGACGAAATGATAGATAAATTGGACCTATCAGAAAACGAACTAAAAAATGCGAAATCTTATGCCGGTTTAAAGAAACTATCGCTTATGTCAAGTTCAAACGGTAAAGACAGTGTTTTAAAAGAATTGGGGCAGTTTGTTGCTTATCCTATTGGGGAAATGTATGATTTTGCTAAAAGAGCAGGAAGAACATATGTAAAAGACGGTTTCCCGTTTAAAGTGCAACAAATGGGTGCAGGCGATTACTCAGAACAACTTCAAGAGTTAGATAAATATTATTCTGAAAATCCAGACGAATTAGGAAACGACTTTTTTAACAGAAAAAGCACAGGTAATGACGCATATAGCGATTATATGGACAATTTAAGAAAAGTAAAAGCATATGAGGCATTTGATAATACTAATCCTGTTACACATTTTATTGCAGAGAAAGGGCTTGGCTCAATGGGGCAGATGTTGGCGGCATACGGAACAGCTGGGCTTATGGGGTTGCCAGACGTTACAGAAGGCGTAAGTTCGGCAGCAAAGAAAGTAGCAGGTGGTACAAAGATAGGACAAGTTGTAAGTAAAGTCGCAAACGCCACACCTGATATAGCAAATGTCGCTGAAAAAGGAATTGGCTCAAAAATTGCTAATGCCGCAATCAATAAAGCTAACACCCTTTCGATAGGTTCGGCTGCTAAATTTTTAAACCCTTTGGATAATTCTACTACTTTGCTTATGGGTATTGATTCAGCGCAACAAAAATATGACGACCTTGTCAAAAATGGATATGACAAAGATACGGCTTATAAAAATGCAATGTTCACAGGTTATGTGAATACAATTACAGAAAAAATGGGGTATGATGGCACTCCTGAAAGTATGATGTTTGCGTTAAGTCCAACAGGTTCAACAAAAAAGAATGTCGGCAAAGTTCTTAAACAGTATATGAAAGCTAATGTCGGTGAAGGTTTGGAAGAAGTGTATGGAACATTATTTGAAAGAATGGGTGACGTCGTTTCAAAAGTAGGATATGTTGATGAAAACGGAAAAATACAACAAAGAAAACTTGTAGGCAAAGAGGGTGTTATAGATTTACCTGCTTTGGGCGAGAGTTTTCTTGGCGGCGCTGTCGGTGGTGCTGTAATGGGCGGCGCAGGTGTAGTAGATACCATTTTACATACTGACGCAAAGAGCGTAAGAGAATGTGGCGATAAAGTCAGACAAGCTCTTAGCAAAGCTAATAAGGAGGTATCACAAAAAGTACACGAGGCAGGTGTGGAAATGCCAGAGCTTCCCAAACAAATTGATTGGAAAAAATCAACCGTGCCTGAAATGAAAGAATACTTTAATAAAGTAGTAAAAGTATATAGAGATATACTTTCAGACGAAAAAGTTATAAATTATGATAGAAAAGTAGCAGAAAATACTTTAAACAAAATGAATGCCGTAGAAACAGGTAATGAGGTAAATGAAGCTACAAACATTAATAACGTAAATGCAACACCACAAACTGAAAATTTGATACAAAATGTACCGAAAACATCGGAAATAGAGCCTTTGCAGACAGTTCAAGAAACAGCACCATTAAATGCGCAAGTAAATGATATAAGCAACATTAACACTCAAAACAGCAAAATTAACGCTGATAATTCAACCATTAACGATACAACGAGTGAGATTAACAGTGTAGATACATTAAATGCAATAGATACATTACCTAATATAAGCACGCAAGAAAACGGCGTACAATCGTCTGTAAATCGAGTTACAGAGGAAGTACATAATGCAATGAATAAAGTCGGCTTAAATGTCTCTGAAAGTACAACAGGTATACAAGAGGCAAATACAAAGTTTATGTCGAACAATGATAATCTTTTTGACAGAAACTATGTAAGCAACTATGCGAATGACTTTGTACAAGCTATGTCAGAGAAAAGCGGACGTAGTTACACAGTTTTATCACAAGAAACAGATAATCTTGCCGACGAACTTGTAAATAAAACTCTTACAGGAAACAGCGTACTTGACGGAAACAGAGAATTTCAAACCGTAGTCAGAAATTTTAAAGAAGTTTTAAGAGAGGGAATAAAGAAAAACACCAATCTACACAATAATGTATATGGTGCAAACGAAGTTTTAAACGCGCAAGTACAAGATATAGAAAATGGCGATTATTCATCATTGAATATAACTGAAAATCCAAATAACAACGTAACATTTGCTCCGATAACCGAAAATGAACAAAATATAGGATATGTCATTGAAAGGGATAATGGTTATTCTAACGAGCTAAGCGAAAGTGACTTTACGGTAAAACAAAAAAACGGAGAGTACGGAACAAGAAACGGAATTACATACGGTCATTTTGGTACACATCAAAATTCAAACGGTAATAATATTGTTTCGTATTTACCGACAGGCAATGCGGTAGCAATTCTTCCTAATCAAAATAGCGCTATCGAATTTATGAAACAAGCAGAAAACGAAACAAGCGGATATTCAATTTATTTGTATGACGATAACGGAGTAACGAAAACAGGTGGCGATATGTTGCAGTTTATCAATGTGTTGAATAATGCAAAGAACGCTGTTCAAGTCGAACAAAATTCGGGCAATGTCGGAATACAGAGTAATACAGGTGTATCGAATAATGTTGAAAGCGAAAAAATCAACAGTCAAGCACCTAATACAGATGAAAATACGAATACTACGCAGAC